TGATCAACAGGTCCGGGCTCATGCTTGATTCGGACGGTCACACCCCTGATGAAAGGGATAAGCTGTTGGAACGTCGGGAGAAGTGGAGGGACTGGCTTGCCCGGTACGCCAAGAACTTGGGGAAGGTTTTGCGAGGGGAGGACAACTGGTGACTTGGCTTCAGATCATTGTTTTGCTGGTGGCTGGTCTAGGCATCCTCGCGGTCCTCGGCGCGGTTGTGGGGATGCTCTACCCTGGCCCCGATTACATGCCACCGTCGCCGGACGAGGAGTACCGGTGGCTCACCGAGGATGTGGGTCTGACGCACGACGAGGCCGAGGACCTCATGCGCGGTCCCCCGGTCCACTGATGATCATACAACTTATCGAGTGGGCGGGTATGGCCTTGGTGTTGCTGGGGTTGTGGGCCTTCGGGTCCGGTCGCATGAAGATGGGGTTTATCACTCAGCTCATGTCTGCTGTCGCCTGGACGGTCGTCGGTTTCAATGCGTCCCTCTGGGGGCTGCTGGCCCTTCAGGGCGGGATCGCTTATCTGGCTATTCGTGGATTGTGGAGACACCGGTAAATGCTTAGCCTGCCAGACAGGATTTTAGATAAGCTGGCCCCTTGCCCGATCACTGGATGCTGGCATTGGGCCGCCCGGTGGTCCAGTGGCAACGGATATGGGAAGGTGCGATATGAGGGGAAGTGCAGTATGGCTCACCGAGTGGTGTACCTGCTACTCGTTGGTTCGATTCCTGAGGATCATGTGCTGGATCACACTTGTCGGGAGCGTAGCTGCTGCAATCCTGATCACCTTGAGCCTGTGACGGTACAGGTCAACACTGAGCGTGGGGATGCGGTCTTGTTTGAGAATGGAAGGGGTTGACAAGCGGGGAGCCCCGCGATACCCTCTGAATTGTCATCGTCAACTCCTCCGGGCCGACTCTCCGTGCGATGCGGAGGTCGGCCCATTTCTTATCCACATTTTTGGTATCCTCTCTTATGTGGTGAGTGCTACCAGCGTGCTACCGTCGCGCATGGTAATTCGACCCCCATCCTGAAACCGATAGCTCTTGATGATCCCGTAGCACAGGCGTTCCCTGGCTGCCACGGCTTCTGCCTTGGTCGAATAGTATTTATTTTCGAGGACGTTACCACTCATGAAATCCTCGACGAACCAAAGTTCAGTCATCGCGCTTCCGATACTCCCAGGAGCCCCAGCGGGGCAGACGGTTTGCTGCTTCCCTCTTGACCAGAGCGGCATACGCCTGATCACGATGGGCGGCGGTCTTGTAGCGGCCCCAAACACCCCAATCTCCCAGACCGAGCTGCCTCGATACCAACTGCTTGGGGGCATCCGAGTCATGCCCGAGACGTGCCTCGATGGCGAAAGGCTTGCGCTTCTTGTCGCGCGGATGCGCACGGCCCCGGACATGGGGCTCGTCTTCACGAATGCCCTTGATGTTCAGGTTATCCATTTACCTTATCCCATCCCATATGGATGTGCCCTTCCTCGTAGGATCGCTTACGATGGCAATTCGCACATCGGATATCACACTTGGCGATTTCAGCCAAAAGGCGCAGAAAACCAGGCTTCGAGGCACAGATACGTGGGGCATGACTGATGGTGAACAGCTTGATTTTCGGGTCGCGATGGTCGAAGTCAAGACACCGATAATCGGTCTCTCCACAGTCCACGCACACCGTTTTATGCTCACGAATGATCCGGCGGACCTCGATGCGTTGCATACGAAGATGTTCATTGGGGGTCATACGTTCAGCATTTGATGCGTAGTGAAGAAGGGGGAGTAAACCAGCCGGATATATCGGGGCCATATCGTGCCCGATCCCGAAAGGCGGCCCATCCTTGCGGTAGGGTCTATCCGACTGATTGGGGCTGTCCAGAGGGGCCTCTTTCGAGGACGATCCCCCTGGCGCATATTCACCCTCGTCGTGCTGGAGGTATGTTCACCTACCCCGAACGCTTAGTTTAGAGGCGACCAGCAGAGTCAGCTACGTCCCTTGTCCAACGAGAGTTGGGTTATGCCGTTTTGGTACGGGTACACCCATATTTGGAGCGGCCTGCCGGATTCGAACCGGCGTAACTGGAGTGGAAGTCCAGTGCCTCGCCTCTCGGCCAAGGCCGCATATAGAATTAGTGCTGATCCAGTGCGTGCTTGATGTGCGCGGCATTCAGAGCCGCCTGAGCAAACCTCATGGCATCATCGGACCTCACGGCCTTCACCGCCTTAGCCAGCAACGCATTGACAGTCTTCTCAACTTCCGTCATTGGGTTTTACCTCCAAGTTAGGGTTTCGGAAAATGGGAGCGCGAGGGAGGCTATGAACCCACCCATTACCTCTCGGGATCGTGAACCGGTATGATCCATGGAGACGCTATCAGCTTCCGCTGTCGCGCATAAACTGGAGCAGGTGACGAGAATCGAACTCGCGACCTTCTGGATGGCAACCAGACGCTCTACCGCTGAGCTACACCTGCAAAATACTGGAGCGATGCCGGGTTCCGGCGACCGAAGTCAAGGAAATCTAAGCCTCAACGCTCCAGGGGCTATATTTGGCCCCCCAGCCAGCCTTTCGGCCAGCCAGAGGATGGAGACGCGAGCCGGAGTCGAACCGGCGTGACCAGGGTTGCAGCCTGGGACATAGCCACTCTGCCACCGCGTCAGAAAAGATCGCCCGGTCCCACGTTTGGAAGCCTAGTGTTGGCCGAAACCGGGTCTTGAAGCGCGCATTATACATCCACTCCACGGGAATGTCAACCTCTATTTTCAGATCGGTTTGACAAGATTGGTTAACCATGAAATACTATCTTGAAGCAACGAAAATTTCTCAAACTCGGAGACTGAACATGGCTTTGAATGATCCGGTTCTTGACGGTCGGGAAGGTCCCTCCAGGGGGCTCATGCCCGGACGGGATGTGATCCTTTTGACCAAGGGAACGGCCTTCGCTGAGACGCGGGCGATCATTGTCGGTACGGCAGGAGACCTGAACATCGTGACGGCTGCTGGTGTCACTCGGACTGCCGTGCCCTTCCTGGCGGGGTGGAGCCCACTCCGCATCACGGAACTCCTCGCGGGTGGCTCCGGTGACGATGTTTGGGGCGTGTACTAGCCGATGACCTTGATGCAGACCATGATCGGACTTGGAATCAGCGTGGGCCTTGCCCGCAATGATGACCGGGGCGATCCTGGTGCGGGAGTTGATAACTTGCTCCTCGAAGGTGCCGGGACTGATAACCTTCTTCTGGAAGGTCCCACGAACGAAGACGTTCTGTTGTTGGAGTAGGAACTCATGGCCGATCAGAAGTTGTCTGGACTGCCCGCTTTGGGCGCACCCCCCGCTGAAGACGATGAAGTCTATCTGCGTGATGTAAGCGAAGCGGGCGCGGATCAGCGTAAGCGGCTTTCGATGGCTAATTTTCGGAAGACAATGGGCCGTCTGCTCGAACTGATCGACTATCGGGAGACCATGACGGGTCCGAACAGCTCTGCCGGTACGCTCACGCTGGATTTGGAACTCGGCAACACCTTCCACGTTAACCTGCTGGAAAACGTGACAACCCTGACGATCAACAATTGGCCTAGCTCCGGCGTGGCCGCGACCGGCTCCTTTGACTTGAACGACATGGCTGCCGCTGACACGCTCGATACCGTGCTTGTGAATGGCGTTGATCTGTTGGATGGCAGCCCGGTAACCTTTGATACCGATCTTGACATTACCGGCGATGCAATTGTAGCCGAGATCGACGGGAACACCACGACCCCGAATTACACGGCTACACACGACGGGTCCGGCATCGTGACCATCGTCGGTATCCCGGCACGCGGTGTCCTGGACAATGGTCTGGTCGTGGATACAACTGAGACCGGTTTCACCGTCACCAGCAAGACCAACATGAGCGGGGGCACGGACAGCGTGGCGGGCTCACTCACCCTCATTCTGCGGCAGGACACCGTTGGTGGCCGGACCTTCAATTGGGGCGCGGTGGCTGAGTGGGCCGGGGGTATTGCACCTACTATCTCCTCTGCGGCCAACGCCAAGGATATCTTCACGCTCGTCAAGGACGGCGACACCGTTTACGGCATGACCGGCGGTCAGGACTTCAGCTAATGTTCGGCGTATCCCAGCGAGTAATGATGGGGGCTTCGGGCGGCGCTGCCGGACCTTTTGCCGCTAATGCTGTCCATTTTGATGGTACGAATGATAATCTGCTGCGTGGGGCGCAGTTGACTGGAGCTGTGGATAGCGAAAACATCCTGTGGTCTATCTGGTTCAATATTACTGGCGGTGACGGCAGCCAGATGTATCTTGTGCATACAGTCGGAGGCGTTTTTTTCTTGCTCAGGAATAGCAATAATAAGTTCCTGGTTCGAATGATGAGTGCATCCACAGCTCTTTGGCAGTGGCAGTTGGATGGTCTGTTCACTGAAGTCACCGATAATCCAGGCTGGCACCATCTCTTGATTTCCGCTCAGTTTGCTGCCACTCCGATTGTTCGGGTCTATCTGGATGATAATGTCGCATCCATTTCCGAGAGTGTCACTCCAATCGAAGGCGATATTGATTGGACGGTTGATGATTATGCTTGGGGCTCGACTACCGATGAAGCTACTCGTTATAATGGTGATATGGCAGAAATGTATTTGACCAACGAGTATTTGGATATCAGCGTAGAGGCCAATCGTCGCAAGTTCATTGATGCGAGTGGTAAGCCGGTTGACCTGGGCGCAGACGGCTCCCTCCCAACTGGTACCGCTCCCCTCGTGTACTTCTCCGGCGATACCAATTCTTGGCACATTAACAAGGGCTCCGGTGGCGGTTTCACCGAAACTGGTGCATTGACCGACGCATCTAGCAGCCCGAGTGATTGATCATGTTGAACCGTAATAAGCAGCCTATCGACATCATCTGGCTCCACATGGATGCCATGCACGCCAGCTATCCCGCAGCTATTGTCGCGATGCGTGTTCAGCATGAAAATCAGAGTTCGTTCAAGCTGAGTATCAATCTCAGTGATGATGGCACCGAGGCACTGGTGAAGGTGGCGGGCGCACGAGCCGGTTGGCCAGTAGGGAAGTCGTGGAACGCTGCCGTCAAGCGGGTTTTCACTGAGGCAGATCATGATGGAGCCGCTGCTCTGGTGCGCGATCCGCTTTGGGAACCACCCCAGCTTGACGAGTTCGAATGATTAGGGTGGCTTGACAAGAGCAATTTTCTTCCGTACCGTATGGTTAACGATGACAAATTTGGGCGAATGCGAGATGCGGACGCCCCGCTGGACAGCGTGATGCTGGGCTAGGAGGAAGCAATGGTAGGAGACGTTGTAGACATTCGTCCCGACCGATATTTGCGTGAGTTGCGTGAGCATGGGGACAAGCTGAAGGCGCTGACGGCATCAGGCATGTCGCAGGTCGAGTTCGACAATATTTGTTCGAGCAACATTAAGTTCGACCGCTCTCAGGTCGAATGCCACCTTGAATTCATCGAAGAAAATCTTCAGACCCAGGTGCGGAAGCTTATCCGGGTCACGCGGGCTGCTGCCTACGCCATGCTGGAGGCACGTCATGGCTAAGCCATTCAACATCTTAGAGGAAAGGGTGGTGGCCTCGGATAGTTCCGGGAATAAGATGGCGTGGTATCTCCGGGATTACCTGGATGGTGAGCGGCCGATCTGGGAGCCACAGTCTACGCACGTCAATCCCAAGACCGGTAAGATCAAGACGGAGAAGCCCGTATGGATGCCTCTGCCCGGTTCGCAGTACACTTTCCTGGAGTGTCCGATTTTTGAAGCTGTATTCGAGGGTACCAGGGGCAACGGGAAGACCCTGACGCTGGCTATGGATTTCGCTAAGGAAGTTGGTAAGGGATATGGTAAGTCTTGGCGTGGCATCCTGTTCCGCCAGAAGTTGGGTGACCTCGATGACGTGGTGCTGAAGCTGGAGGAGTGGATGCGCCAGCTTTGGCCCGATTTTCGTTTCCTCAAGTCTAAGGCTGACTATCGAGCCGTTTGGCCTACGGGTGAGGAACTTTTGCTGCGCCACATGGAAGACGAACGCTCTTACGGTGAGTATCACGGGCATGAGTACCCCTGGATCGGATGGGAGGAGCTGACACAGTGGGCGAATGACAAGGCATACAAGATGATGTTCTCCTGTTGCCGTTCTAGCAAGCGGGGTATTCCTGTTCGTGTGCGCTCGACCACCAACCCCTACGGCCCAGGCCATAATTGGGTGAAGCGTCGGTTCGAACTGCCCCAGATGCGTGGCCGCGTCGTTCGTAAGCCCGGCGAGCCTGCCCGTGTGGCAATCCACGGAACCCTTTCCGAGAACTTCCTGATGCTGCACGAGCAGCCCAATTACCCGATGCTGGTTCGCGAGTCGGCAGCTAATCCGGCTCAGGCCCAGGCATGGTTGGAGGGCCGGTGGGATATCACCGCAGGTGGTATGATCGACGATATCTTCGACAAGAATCATCATGTGCTGCCTCCGATTCCGGTGGACAAGATTCCGCTCGGGTGGGTCGTTACACGTGCTTATGACCATGGTCAGAGTAGCCCTTTCGCGGTCGGCTGGTTCCTTGAGAGCAATGGTGAGCCCATCATCATCCAGGACCGCTTGATCGGGAACGTGCGAGGTGATATTATCCTCTGGAACGAGTGGTACGGGACGACCGGAAACAACAATGAGGGTGTGCGTCTCTCCGCTCGGAAGATTGGTGCCGGTATTCGTGATCGGGAGATCGAATGGGGCCTTAGGAGCCCACGGGGGTTCAACTCCAGGGTTTACCCCGGTCCAGCCGACACCGAAATCTTCAACAAGCACACGGATCGTGCGGGGCGGTGCCCTGCCGATGACATGGAAGACGAGGGTATCGAGTGGGAGCGGGCCGACAAGTCGGCTGGCTCACGGAAGCGCGGATGGACTATGCTCCGCAGCTACCTGACCAACGCTATCCCGAACCCTGACGGAAGCAGGGAGAACGCTGGTTTCTTTGTGACGCAGAGTTGTTTCTGGTGGCTGGACTTGTGTCCTCCGATGCCACGTGACGAAAAGGACCTCGACGAGGTTCCCGATACTTACGAGGACCATATGGCGGACTGTACGAGGTACCGGCTTAATTGGGAACTGCCGGGAATGACCCGCAGGAGTTTTTGATGATTGCGTGGTTGCGCGGGTTCTTGAAGCGATTTGAAGACCCTCGGTGCGGAGGTTGCATCGCGTATAACATTAACTGCATCGACTGGTGCAAGAGGAATTCCTAGATGGCGCATAACGACCTTATCGGGGGCAAGGACCCTACCGATCCGTCCACGACTTCCATGGCGTGGGACGAGATGATCGGCAGTTGGGTGATGATCGAGACCCTGTTGGGTGGCACGAAGCAGATGCGTTTTGCGGCTGCCGAATATCTTCCTCAGCACGCCGAGGAAAGCGACGACAACTACAATGAACGTCTGCATACCAATATTTTGTTCAATGCGATGGAAATCACCCTCGATCACTTCGTTGGGCGTCCCTTCTCCGATCCCGTGAAGATGAATAATGACGTGCCCGAGGATATCGTTGAGAACGCCAAGAACATTGACCTTCAGGGTAACGATATCACGACGTTCTGCCGGGACTGGTTCCGCACCGGGCTGGCCAAGGGCTTCTGCCACGTCATGATCGACATGCCGCAGATGAACCCGGATGCGATGCCTGTCACGCTGGCGGATGATCGTAAGGCTGGCCGTCGCCCATTCTGGATCAGGATCGAGCCCGAGAACATGATCTCCGCTGAAGCTGAGATCGTCATCGACCCCCAGACGGGTGAGCTGCGTGAGTGGTTCACCCATGTTCGGTTGCGGGAAAATGTGGTCCAGCGTGTTGGCTTTGCCGAGGTGGTTCACGAGCGCATCCGCGTTCTGACGCCCGGCTTCTTCGAGGTCTGGCAGAAGGTCAAGACTAGGAAGAAGAAGGCTGAGTGGAGGGTCATCGAGGAGGGTGAAACCGGCATCAACTTCATTCCGATCATCACGTTCTACAGTCAGCGCAACGGGTTCTTGCTGTCGAAGCCTCCCTTGGAGGACCTTGCGTTCATGAATATCCGGCACTGGCAGTCCATGTCGGATCAGATCAACGTCCTGACGGTCGCCCGTTTTCCAATGCTGGCGGTGGCTGGTGCGACCGATCAGTCGGGTACCACCATGAGGATTGGCCCTCGTCAGCTCCTCGCGACCAAGGACCCAAACGGGCGGTTCTATTACGTAGAGCACACCGGCAAGTCCATCGAAAGCGGGTGGAAGGAGCTGGAGAACCTCGAAGAAAGTATGGAGAGCTATGGCTCCACGTTCCTGAAGAAGATGCCCGGCAACGAGACGGCTACTGGTCGGGCACTCGACAGTGCGGAGAGCATCACCCCACTCCAGGACATGGTGAACAGGTTCATCGACAGTGTGAACAATGCTCTCCGCATTCACGCCACGTGGATTGGCGAGAAGGAGGGTGGCACCGTCACCATCTTGAATGACTTCGGTCCTGAGGAAGCCGACAAGTTTGGTATCGACCTGCTTAAGTCGCTCCGTAAGGACAAGGATATCAGCCGTAAGGCCGTTGTGAGGGAGGCAATGCGCCTGGGCGCGCTGACCGACGAGTACGATGCGGATGACGATTTCGAGCAGCTCAAGTTGGAGGACAAGGAATTGAAGCCCCTCCAGCCACAGGTTCCGGGTACGTTTGATCCGACCGCACCCGATGGCGCTCCGAACTCCGAGAGTCCGAACGCCTCTGCGCCCGACAAGTCGGAGAAGCCCAGGAAGACGGAGGACAAGTAAATGGACTTGCTGTCGATGCTCATGAATGCGAAGATCAGGAACATGGACGGTGACGAAATCGGAGACGTGATCGGCATCCACATCGGTGGTGGTAAGCTGGTTGTCACGGTGGACGACGAAATCGAACTCGACGAGGAGGACGGGGACGACCCGGACGGCGGCGAGGAAATCGAGGACGAAGACGAACTCGACAACACCGAAGAAGTGCCGAAGCCTGTGCCGCTTCGTGCGGTAGCGGGAGGGAAGAAGTGAATGCGGTAGTACCATATAAGGATAGCCGTGCTATCCTGGCAAAGAGGAAGCGCAGGGTCTTTTTGGATGTCCTGGCCAAGACGGGTGTGGTGGCTGAAGCCGCGCGTGCTTGTGGGTTCACCGATACGTCTACTCTCCAGACGTTCCGACGCAATGACGAGGAATTTGCTGAGGCATGGGACCACGCTTTGGAGTCGGCGGCTCATGTCTTGGAGGAGGAAATCTGGCGCAGGGCGCATGATGGTGTGCTGGAGCCCATCTTCTATAAGGGTGAGGTGGCTGGCTACAAGACCAATTATTCGGACACGCTGGCGATGTTTATCCTGCGTGGCCTGAAGCCCGGAACCTATCGAGACAACGCACGCGGCGGTGACGTGAACGTGAGTTTCGGTATCGCGGTGCTGCCCATGACGGCCCAGAGTGAGGAGCAGTGGGAGAATCGGGCAGTGCTTATGCACAAGGAACAGAAGATGATTACCATCGAGGCCAAGCCGGTTGAGAACCAGATGGCCCGCATCACGAGGAGTGATTAAACGATGAGCAATTCCCTGAATAAGTGCAAGCTGCGTCACGGCTGGATCAATCCCTTCCTGAACGCGATCAGGCATGGGTTCAATGAGCTGAACGCGGCTAACGCGGCAGGCGAGGGTACGAACACCATTCGTCGGCACATGGAGAAGGACCCTGCCTTCAAGGCTGAGTATGAAGCAGCGCAGGCTGCGGCGAGGCCACGGTACGGGACCCGCGCATAAGTGATTTAACCCCAAGGAGGCTCCTATGAAGAAGATTTGTGTCTGGGGCGTAGCCCCTTTTGCCGCTCTGGCTCTCATGCTCACCAGCGTCCCTGCGGTGGCTGAACCGGTCGCCGGTGATCCGTGGACTATCGGAAATTTCTGCGTCGGTGTGGACCTGAATTTCATGCGCGAGTTCACAAACCGCGTTGTTCGTGGCGGCATGCCCGCTTATCAGTCCATCATTACCACGAAGGGGAGCCCCTGCTTCGACTTGCGGCATAACTTGACCGATACCGTGGATGTGGTCCTCAAGGAGAGGCTGTGGAGGTTCACGCTGCCGGAAGGTGAGGAGCTGGTCATGTGGCGGGTGGAGGATACTAAGGGTATCCAGGGATATACGTGGATGGCTCCAGATCAGGAGCCGGGTAACGAAATCTGACTACACCGGCTTGACAAGCCAGTAGGTTAGCGTATCTTAGCAATGTGCGGCGAGATGCCGTATGCGTAGGGACTGGTCGTATCGGGGTGAGCCCGTACGATAGAACGTCGCTACCAAAGTCCAGAAAAGGATGACAATCATGGACTTCACTTTCAAGGAGAACACCACGGTCGCGGACATCAACGGCGTCCCCGAAAAGTACCGTGGGCTGTACGCCGCAGGCGAAGGAGACAACGCGGGCAAGTTCTCGCTGATCCCCGCAGCCGCAGGTATCGTTGCCGACCTGCTCGGTAACCAGGAGACCCTGTTGGGCGTGCGCAACGACAAGAAGAAGGTCACGGACGAGAATGCGGAGCGTCGGCTTGCCTCCAAGGCAATCGAGGAATTCGCTGTGTCTGTCGGCCTGGAGGCAGGAGACGATGGTATGCTGGCCGCTCTCGGAGCGTTCGTGGAAGACCTCCAGGGACAGATCAAGGGCGGCAAGGAGATCAAGATCAACATGGACAAGGTGAATGCAGAGGCCGACCGTCGTGTCGCCGCTGTCACCGAGACCAAGGACGGAGAGCTGACTGAGATGCGCGCTGCTCTGTCGAAGCATCTGATTTCCGATGCAGCTTCCCGCGCCCTCGCAGAACACAAGGGCTCTATCGAGTTGCTCCTTCCGCACGTTCTGAACGCATGTAGGATGGTTCGGAAGGACAATGGAGACTACGGCGTGACCGTCCTCGACGCACAGGGTGATGCACGTCTCGATTCCGCTGGCGGCTTCCTGGATGTCACCGGTCTCGTTTCCGAGATGAAGACCCAGGAGAAGTTCGGCCGCGCCTTCGAGAGCGAGGCGGCCAAGGGCGCAGGCACCACGCCTGGGTCCATGAACCGGTCCACGATGCGCGCCGGAGTGCAGGGTGAGCAGAGCCTCACCCCGACTCAGAAGATCGGCATTGGCCTTCGAAAGGGACAGGCGGTGGACGGTCGCGGAGGCTCAACGGTCGGACAGACCTAATGGCTGCGGCTATTATCCATGGTCGGCCTTGTAAGCACGGCCATGGTACCCTCCGGTATATCTCTAAGCGTAAGAGGTGTGTTGAATGTGTCCGCTTAGACAACCTGTGTCGTAAGGACAGTATCAATAAGGCTCAGAGGGCTTGGTACAAGGCTAATCGTAAGGAGCACAAGGCCAAGAACCGCAGATGGCATGCTGCTAATCGTGAGAAGGTGGCTGCCAGGAACACGAAAAGGTTAGCTGATCCCGTCGTTCGTGCTAGGATGCAAAAGGTTAGTTGTGAATGGTATCTGGCTAATCGCAAGAAGAATAATGCTCGGGGGCTTAAGTGGTGCCGGGATAATCCCGCGAAGGCTGCGGCTAAGGCAGCTCTCAGGCGAGCATCTAAGTTACAGGCCACTCCCAAGTGGTTGACAAGGGGTCATAAGATTGCAATTATGGGATTCTACAGGCGGGCTAAGGAACTCGGATTAACTGTAGACCATATCGTACCCTTGAAAGGGGAGACTGTTTGCGGCCTTCACGTTCCCTGGAACCTTCAACTTTTGACCCTGAGTGAAAACAGTAGCAAGAGTAATTCCTTGGGGGGTTGACATGGTTAATATTCCCCTCTATATTGTTTTTGAAATTCTTTCGGTGTGACTCTGAGTAGGTGTGACGCTCGCTCAGGTGATCACGAGGTTATAACGGAGACGGGAGGTCTCTCCTCACGCCGGTTCGAAAATGTTCAACCCGAACTCAACATGAGGAGATAGCCGCTATGGCATCCGTAACCCTTTCCGAGAGCGCCAAGCTGGGCCTTCCCGAGTTGGTCGCTGGCGTGATCGAGAGCATCGTCACCGTTAACCGCTTCTTCGAGGTCGTTCCTTTCGATGGAATCGACGGAAATGCGCTCAAGTACAACCGCGAGGCTCTGTTGGGTCCTGTGGCAACCGTTGGTATCGGTGACTCCGATGGCGTCATCGGCCCGAACGTCTCTAGCGGTTCCAATCAGGCCGAGCGCCTGCTTGCCAAGAACGCCGCTACCTTCACCGAGGTGACCGCATCCCTGACGACCATCATGGGTGACGCCGAGGTGAACGGCTTGATCCAGGCAACCCGCTCCAGCGATGGCAACGACCAGACCGAGGTCCAGATCGGATCGAAGGCGAAGTCTGCTGGCCGCAAGTACCAGGACATGCTGGTGAACGGCGACGGTACCAACGAGACGTTCCCTGGTATCCTCAGCCTGTGCGCCGCCGGTCAGACCGTGGCCGCAACCGGCGCGAACGGTGACCCACTGTCGTTCGAGACCATGGACGAGGTTTCCGACCTCGTGGTGGACAAGGACGGCGATGTTGACTACTACATCATGCACAAGCGCACGATCCGGGCCTTCAAGGCTCTGCTTCGCGCTCTGGGTGGTGCAGGCATCAACGAGGTGCTGGAACTGCCATCCGGCAAGACCGTTCCCGTCTACAACGGCGTGCCGATCTTCCGCAACGACTATTTGCCTATCAACCAGACGACCGGTGGCAGCACCACGACCACGACGTTCTTCGCCGGAACGCTGGACGAGGGTGGCCGTCAGCACGGTATCGCGGGCCTCAC